ATAACCTTATGGATATTGCAACTGATGGAGGCGAAGAGTTTGCTTCTATGAGGGCTATTATGAAGGAGTTAAAATACCTTGCTCGTGCTACTAACGCTGCTATCATTATTTTGCATCATACTTCTGAGGCTGTACTTGGCACTCCTTGTCAACCTCGCTCGGCTCTTCAGGGTAAAGTGGCACAACTTCCTGCTCTTATCTGCACTCTTGGAGTCGTTGGTACTTCTATGGCTGTTGCTCCTGTAAAGAATAGATATGGTCGCGCTGATGCTAATGCTAATTTAAATTGCTGGCTATCTTTTAATCCAGAGTTTATGTTTATGTCTGACATACCAGAGAATGGTGGTTAGTTTGACTAAAGATATAGGCAGAAGGTCTATAACAATTGGAGCCAATACTATCCATTGTTTTGGTATTGGATTTGAAAGATATCCTATTGTGGAATGGACCGAAGAAACATACGCTCCAGTTGCTGCGTGGGTTATGAGATTTGATTTCTTGTTTTTCTTTATTAACTTTACTAAGTATCCAAGAATGGCTTGGCGTGATTAAGCAACTTAGGGTTAGAAATCCGTTCTTTTTTAAAAAAGCAAATGCTTCAAATATAACTAAAGTGTCTTGTTATAAATGTTCTAAAGATTTTTTTGTGTATCAAGTAAACTTGAGAGTAAATAATTATTGTTGGAAGTGTAAGTGATAGTAACTTTAGATAAAGACGAGGTTAGAGTAGCCACTATACTGGCGGTAGAAAGATGGCTGGCTAAGTTTGGTTCAACTGATAAGCCTAACTATGCCAAGGGCAAGATAGATGGCAAACTTGAGCACGAATTATTCTCTAATATTCGGGCAAATGTATGTGAGTGGGCAGTAGCCAAACAATATAATCAGTCTTGGAATGTTCCTTGGTATCCAAATAGCCTACATCCTCAGCGTAAATCATTGGCTGATGTTGGGGTGAACTATGAGGTCAGGTCTGTACGAACCCAGACTTCTATACCTTTTTGGAAGAAGGACATAAACAATTATATATTTGGGGCTAAGGTATTAGACAGTGATTATTACTCCGAGATTGAGATATATGGGCACATTGTGCCTACCGACTATATGACTGACGAATGGTATGATTCATATATTGAGGGCTGGCGAGTGCCAGTTGGGTTATTCAAGGAGTAGTTATGCTTAGAGAAACAGAAGACGATATGACTCAAGAGATTCGTCAACTTGTTATGTTTGAAACTAAGGCTGAAATAGATAAAGTTATTGAAGTAATAAAAAATTTAAAGATTGAAGTAAAAGATGAATGGTCAGATGGTTTAGTTACGGGCTTAGACTTGGCTATTAATATTTTAAAGAAAGATAAAAATGCCATCTCAGTCTCGCAAACATAGAGGGTATCGCAGTCAGAAAGTAGTGGCTGAATACTTAGCGGTTAATGGATTTCCCTTTGCAGAATCTACTGGTGCTGGTCGTAGTGGCACAGACATAACTGGGTGTGTTGGTATAGACTGGGAAGTAAAAGCACGAACTGGATTTAACCCCTCAAGTGCCATTAAACAACTAAAAGAACGGGCTAAGACTGGCATAATTGGTTTAGTTTGTTTAAGACTTAACGGTCAAGGTGAAGAGAAAGTCAAGGATTGGGTTGTAGTCTTAAGACTAGAAGATGTAGTTAATCTTTTAAAGGAGGCAGGTTATGGTGAGAAGAAATGACAATGACCTACCAAGCATTAGAGAAATCCTTTTGCACTACGGAGCAAGTCTACGACAAACTCACGGGCAAGTTAATCTCAAGTGCCCATTCCACTCCGATACACACCAGTCGGGAACTGCGAATCTTGACAATAATATTTTCTTCTGTTTCGCCTGCGGAGTGCAAGGTAACAGTTTACAAATCATAAGCCAACAAGAAGGAGTAAACATACGTGAAGCAGAGCGCATCGCAGAAGGAATTACTGGGCAGAGCGGCAGTCAACTACGCGGAAAGCATTTATCTGGCGGAAGATTACCTAAGAAGCAGAGGCATTCCGTTGGAAGTGGCACGTCTGGCGCAATTAGGCGTAGTCGCGAGGCCTGAAATTGGACACGAAGCATTCCAAGGACGACTATCCATACCGTATATTACCAAGACTGGTGCTGTCGATTTGCGTTTTCGCTCTCTTAATCCTGCTGTTGAACCTAAGTATATGGGTATGACTGGTGCAGATACCAAGATGTATAACGTATTAGATATAGATAAAGCAAACGATTACATAGGAGTGTGCGAAGGTGAACTTGATACTATTACTCTCTCTGCTTGTGTTGGTATCCCTTGTGTCGGTGTTCCTGGGGCTAATAGTTGGAAGAAACATTACACTCGTTTACTCGCGGACTTTGAAAGAATATTTGTCTTTGCCGATGGAGACCAACCAGGCACGGAGTTCGCACGCTCATTGGCTAGGGAACTCCCCGTTACTATTGTGCAATTGCCAGAAGGAGAAGATGTCAACTCAGCCTACGTTAAATTTGGAGTAGGTTATATAAGAGAGAAGGCTGGGCTTGAGTGACAGAGCCAATTGACCCCGAATATCACAAGTGCCACGAATGTGGTGAAGAGTTTGATAATTCATTTGAATTAATAGACCATACAGTAGAAGATGATGACGAGTTTGACCCTTATTTAATTTTACCTAATGGATATAGATTAATGCTTGGTTCATTACTAAGATTTATTTATGACAATTCAGACAACACGGAACAAATAAGACATATAGCACAATCTACCTATGTTACACTTTTTGCAGCCGAGAATGGATACGACCTAATTGACGTTTTGATTGAGGATATGATAGTTAAATCCTCATTACAAAACTTTGACGAATCGCTTCAACAGTTACTAACTGAAAGCGACAAAGAGAATGGTGAGTAAAAAAATATGGTCCTTAATATTAACCCCGATTTCGAGAAAGCAGTAAGCGAAACATTTGATGAACTCAAAGAATTACTTATCAAGAAGCACATTGATTACGGTCCGAAAAATATCTCCGACTCACCAGGTGGACCTCTCAATGGATTACGAGTCCGTATGCACGACAAACTTGCTCGCATTAATAACCTTGTCGACAACGGCGCAACGCCACAATACGAATCGCTCGAAGACTCCTTTAAAGATATGGCAAACTACTCAATCATAGCCCTTCTTGTCTTAAGACATAAGTGGGACAATGACTAACAAATCTTCGTTTGATTTAGATTTTGGGTTCGGGCGTAAAGGTGAACAACTCGTAAATGAATTGTTAACTGGAGGCAGGACAGTTGAAGTAAAGCGTGACCGCAAGTGGGCAAAGACAAACAATCTTTATATTGAAACTGAATGTTATTTTAAGAAGTTGGAAGATTGGGCACCCTCTGGATTAGGTGTAACCGAAGCATCTTATTGGGCATTTGTATTAGAAGAGAGCACACTTATAGTTCCAACTATTGCTTTACGTTGGTGTGTGGGAGAGTTTGGTCGTGAGATTACTTGCAACATACCGCCTAACATATCTAAGGGTTACCTAATTACCGTTGATGATTTGATGTCGGCTACACGTTTATATAAGAAGGCGATGGCTACACAGAATGATGCTTGAGTGGGATAGAATAAAAACTTGGGACTACGTAGTAGACGCTGTTGCCTCTGAGTATCATCTTAAGTTTAAGATTGATATACAAGATATAAAACAAAATTTATATCAATGGTTTGTTGAGCACCCCAATAAGTTAGATACTTGGGAAGCAATAGGTGAGAAGGACGCAAAGAATTTAATCTATCGCTCACTTCGCAATCAGGCACTCGATTATTGTCAGGCTTGGAAAGCAAAGACGGGTGGATATGAAACCTCTGACCTATTCTTTTACCAAGCAGATATGATTGAAGCCTTGCTGCCTTCTGTCTTAAGAGGTGAGATTAATCTTGCACATAAACTAAACCTTGGTGGCACTGCTCGTCCTTCTGCGCCCTCTGAAGGTGGCAATCTTATGGCTATGATGGTTGAGATTGACGCTGGATTTTGGAAACTAGGTAAGGAAGATAGGAAGTTATTGTTCCTTCGCTACTCTGAGAATATGGACTTCCAAGGGATTGCAGATGAAATGAAATTACCTAGTGAAGACACTGCTCGTATGAGAAACAAAAGAACTATAAGGAAATTGATTAATAAAATTGGTGGGTTCAAGCCTTATCGTGATGAAGATTTACCTGAAGCAACAGAGAATACTGAAAAATAAAAATAGATAAACCCCCGCCGAAGCAGGGGCTATCTGTATTTAATTAATGTGCTGGGCTTTTAATAACCCCACAACCTTCTTGATGCCCCTCTGGGTGTTCTTCTGGACAACCACAATCCCTTACTGTCCATATAGGTTCATCACATTGATTACCTGAACAGTTATGACAAAAACAATATGTCTTAATAACTGTGTGATTACAGCATTTCATTTTTTCTCCTGTCATATACCGCCAACCAATTTGATTGGCTTGGTATAAGTATACTAATCAGGATTTTTTAATTTTATTTTTTGACTAAATCTAAACGGCAACACTCCCGAAAAACAATTAAACTTGACAGTATAAAATACTGACTTTAGCCACCCGTAGAATAAAATCCACCAGTCTTAAAGATGGTAGGAATAGCAGACCACAAGCGGGTCATAATTTTATTACAACATATTGGAAGAGTATTATCATCGTGCGCTTTGTTAAGTTCTTGTTGTCCGCCACACTCATCACATTTATATTCATATATTGGCATTAATCACACCCATCTATCTCTGTTGGAGCGGTAGCAACTGCGCCACATTCCTCGCATATTTGGTCTAGTAGATACATTCCCACTTGCCTCGTCTCTGTATCCCACATTACTTT